ATGTTGGTCACAAAAAAGTTCAAGTGCATTTGGATCATGGTGATCACCTGCTACGATCTCGTCATGATGATGCTCTTCGTATTCTATGAGGTCATGTAACTCCTCTTTAGCATGTCTGCGAGCAGCAGGGTTTGCTGTTGGATCATCAATGATCTCTCTATCTTTTTTAATGTGGTCTTCTATTGATTTCATAGTTGTTTGTTAAAATAAAAGGACATCCTCGGTGACTGGAGCACCGTAGGTATCACGCTGTAATTTTAGCACTGTAGTAACATTATAATTGGTTTTGTTGTATAACCGTGATAATTGTGTGATCAGGTAGAACCCACTGTTAACAGTATCTGAATCTTCTTCCTCCCTTGTTTCAGTATCGACAGCGTTTTGTAGGATTACATTGACTCGATCACCAACAACCAAATCTAGGTTACCAGGCACTTCAATACGTAATCCTTGTGTATTTAGTATATAGTTGCGAGAGAAGGACTGTAGTAACAGTTGGTCAGTCCAGTCCTTGTACTCAGCATCTTCCGATGCTACTTTCTTTCCACTATAGTTAACTTCATTTGATATTATAGCAGATGCTATCCTAGTTGGGGAAGCTGCAGACATAGTTTGTGCTTTAGTCAACTTATCTTGACTACCCAAATGTTTCTGATTACCAAAATTATCTTCTAAACTAAACTTCTTAGTAATAACTTCACCAGTATCAATATTAAACATCTGCAACTCACTTGAGTATGCACCCATTCTAAGACCTTCCATAAGGTTAACTTCACTTAGAAACGCAATCGATAATATATTAAATGGTTGCATCGTTTGAGATGGGTTTTGAGACTCAACAAATGATCTTATCTCACGTCCATCACCCCTCCTAATATCACATAGTGTATCAATAGATCTAAATTGAAACCCATTAGCATTCTGAAAGAAGAAACAACCTGCAGTGTTAGTATCAGTAACAGATCTATCTGCTATCATAGAACAAACAGTAAAAGGATTTTTGTTGTTTGGTACGATAACAGTTTTATTCACAGTATTGTCTGCATTTAGTTGATCAACCTCAAAATATTCAGATAAAATCTTTCTTACTATCTCAGTAGGAGTACCAGTAAATTTCTTAGATACCTTTAGTTGTTCGTTAAGTAATGCCTCTTCGGATATCAATCCTAAGTTATAGGTTTGTTTACCCTGACTCATGTATACATCACCAATACGATATGTACGAAACTTCATTTCATATCGTTCTTCATCAGGACCATTAACTACAATCTCTACTAAATCATAACCATGTATAGGTGCAGTTGCTCTAAGGTTGAACCCAGAGTCAATAATTCTTAGATTACCACTAACATATCCTTTAGTAATATCCTCATAATATGAGAATCCAAAAACTATCTCAGTGATATCAAAAGCATCACCATCAGGAGTAGTCAATACAATCTTCTCAAACGAGAAGGTAGAAGCTGATACTTTATTGGTCATGGTAAAGCACTAAGGTAAGTCAATGTCTTAAATGGATCAGCATTTGGATCAGTCAATTCAGTTACATGTTCAACTACTGCATCATTAGATTCGTTAGATGTAGTAGTTGGTGCTGGTACTTGAACAATGATTGGTTGTTGTACTGGTGCTTCAGATACTGAATTATTCAGCACATTCATAGCGGTATTGGTAGGTTTAGCAATGTTATTAATATCACCTTTGTTTATAGAGGAAACATTAGTAACAGTGTTATCAGTAGTAATAGATTGGTTATTGTCTATGATTGGTCTTGCAGCATTGATCTCTCCTGACTCAATACCTTGTATCTCATTTACTATATTATCAATATTATCACCAGGTTTAGCAGCATCCAACTGTTGCTTCAACTCAGTTATTCTATGTTCATTAAGTATTTGTTGATCTACTTTTAAATCTCCAGTTGTACCACCAGCAACAACAGAATTCTTTACTGACTCATCGATGTTAGAAACGCCTTCAATCTTATTAGCAGTGCTACTAGTATTTTTATTGGTAACACTATTAGTTACACTACCACTTTCATTAATAGTAGTATCTCCATCTTTATTAACAGTTATTCCCTTATCTTCTAATAATTTCTTATTAGCATTATCAACGTTTTCCTTACCATACCAACTCAATGTACCAAATCCACCAACATCATCACTAACAACGTCCATGAAGTCAACAGCATTAAATAACTTTCTAAACCCTTCACGTATGTTAGAGTCAACCTCAGCCATCTTCTTATTAGACTCAGAAAAACCACCAGTTTTAATAAGAGAATCGACACCTGCAAACAAGGCAGTAAAAGGAGTACCAATTGTCTCCAATGTAGCAGAAACTCCAGCAGTTAAATCACCAAGAGCATTTGCTGCAGCATTCTTACCATCACCACGTATATAATCATCAGCACCACGAGTCAATTCACCAAGCCAACCAGATAATAAACCAGCACCAGTAACTGCTATTGTTGGACCTAATGTTGAACCAAGAGCACCAGTGCTTGATACAGCACCAGTAGCAATACCAACATCTAAAGCACCATCAGCAAGATCTAAACCAGCTTCAGCAAAATTACCAGACATCAAGTTTGCACCACCAGATACAATACTAGCACCAGGTAATAGATATTTTAATCCTGGTGTTTCTTTTAATGCCTTTACAATACCACCTGATCCACTAGGTATCAAATTATCAACTTTGCTAAGATTACTGGTAGCATCAATAGTTTTACTAAAGTCAGTAACATTATTAATTGTTCTAGCAGCATCAGTAGTATTGTTTGCAACCTTGGTAGTACTAGTTGCATTGTTTACAATTTCATTAACAGTTGAACTGTTTGGGATAGCACTTACTGTTGCTTCAACTGCGTCAATACTTTTACCACCACCAACACCAAGACTTGTTGTTACACCAGAAGGTTTGAATGAGTCAAGATTACTTGCTTGTAAAATTCTAGTGTTTGGTATTGCTTTACTGAGGTCTGTAGCATTAGCAGCTCTACCAAAATTAGGAAACTTAATCCCTTTGAACATACGTCCAAGATTTTTGATCTTATTAAGACCTGAAAGTGCTTGGACTATTTGCAACGTATCTGCTACATTACCAAGTAATCCACCACCTCCAGTTGCCTTAGCAACAGTCTGTATTACACCTTGTGTACCAGATAGATCTTCACCAGCTTCTAATCTTTTCTCTTTTCTTAGTCTTTCCGAATCTGCTGCTAACTTCTTTTGCAGATTCATAGAATCTGTAATTGCTTTCGTTTGGAAAGATACTAACTGATTTTGTGCAGCAATATCAGTTGCAATTACAGTCAATACTTTTATAATACCTGCAGCTGGATTACTACCTTCTATGAGGTCTTGAGCAGGTGGTAATTCTTTTGCCCCAGACTCAAGCATGAAGTCAGAAGCACTTGTAATCATAGGTGTTTCTGATGCTGCACCCATCACACCCTGTGAATACATGTCGTAGATTGTATTCAGTTGCCTTTCAAACTTTTTAATCTTCTCTTTCGTCTTATCTCTATCTTTCCACACTCTTCTAGCAGGGTCGATTAACGATCCTGAAGTAGTTTGATATGATTGAGTTCCTGAAGGCATTATTTTTGTTGATTTTTCTTAAGTTCTTCAAGATATTGAGTTAGGAGTGCAAGGTACACAATCCTTTCCCAAGGGAACATATTATCTAGCTCTGTCAAACTGTATTTATGGTGTTGCATCAAAGCAAAATTTGTTTGGAAATACTCCTCCAGCGATGTGTGGAAGAGTGCTATACGAAAAAACTTTGCAGTCCCTCCAAAGTATACTTATTTTCCTTCTTGGTTTGAGGATTAACTACCACAAATTCATGCTTTAATCTAGGCATTGTCTCAAAAAACTTAGATATCTTTTTGAATTGTGCCTGAGTAAGACTTTCAATAAATGTCTGAAGTTCTTTTGTTGTACAATCTTTAGCTTCTGTTACTTCCTCACCTTCAAATATCTGATCAATAGAGTTTAAAACAACACTAAGTCCATCAACCTCTTTATCCACAAACCCAACATCTATAAAATGATTGAGACTAGGATACTTCATAATCAAACCAACGTCTTTACTCAACATTATCTTATCACTATGTCCTTTTGGTTTCTGAACTGATATATCATTAATATTGATAGTATGAGAAACTTTAGTCATACCATCATCCAAACAGGTTACATTCAATGTGATGTCTTCACCAACAGAAGCAGCACGAATCTTTAAGAAAACATATTCTAAATCAAAACTAGGTAAATTCTCTACTTTAATACCACGTGTTATGATACAAGCTTTCAATACATCTACCAATGCTTGTGTTATTTGTTTTTCATCTTTCGAGTCCATAGCAACGAGGAGTATTTTCTCCTCCTTAACAATGAATGGACGGTACTTAACTTTTTTACCGCTTGATGGTAAGTCCAATTCATAGGTCGGTGCGGTAACCTTGGGTAATGACATAATATGGGTTTACTTTTATTTATGCTGTTCTTTGGTCGGTATATTTAACGAAATGCTTGCTATAGTGGAAGTTAGCAGTAACTTTAACTAATGAATCCATACCAAATGATAGAGGTACAGAATCTACTGAATAAGGATATGCTTCTTGTATAACATGTGCTTGAGATTGCCTGTCTATCTCACTATTAACACCTCTCTCTGCTTTCACGATTACAATACCAGCATTATATTCTTTTGGGAACCTTAATCTAGTAGATCTATTTCTTAGTTTGTCTTTTGTCTCACTATAGTATCCACCAGCATCATACAATTCACCTTCTTGATCAAATTCTCCAAAAATATACTGCCACCATGCTTGTACAAACTTATATGGTTCCATATTAGCATCAGCCATCCATGATAAGGAAATATCTGTATACATCTTAGTGTGTGGATATGATACAGATCCCTCTCCAAGATATCTACCAGTTACTTGACCAGTTGCTGCATTGGACGCTGGTAGAGATGCTTCATCACAAAACTCCTGCCACAAAGGTTTGTTATCTACCTCAATACCACATGTTTTCAGATACCCTTTCAGAGAATCAGGCAAGGCGAATTCAATAGCATATCCAGTGGATTTTGCCATTCCACCTCTTTTCGCCATCTGTGAAACGTATTCTGAGATCATCTTGATCTAAATAATTAGAGAATTACTATATTATATATGGCTTATTCTGGAAAGTTTAGTCCTACAAACCCCAAGAAGTATAGAGGAGATCCCACCAAGATCATATGGAGATCAACATGGGAACGTAAATTTATGAGATGGTGTGATACCAAATCATCTGTGACTAAATGGGCTAGTGAAGAAATAATCATACCATACCGTTCTCCCAAAGATGGAAAGATACACAGATACTATCCAGATTTCTATATGAAAACTAGGGAAAGTGGTGGGAAAGTAAAAGAAAGTATTATAGAGATAAAACCACTAAAGCAATGCAGTCCACCAAAGCAACCTAAAAGAAAAACTGCTAAGTATAAAGCAGAATGTCTTACTTATGCAATCAACCAAGCAAAATGGAAATATGCATCAAAGTGGTGTAAAGAAAGGAATTTATCATTTGTCGTACTCACGGAGAAAGACTTAAATGTCTGAGACTTTATTCGAGACAATTAAAGAACGAGCAGGTAGCGAACCAAGATCAGTTGGTTGGTATAGGAAACAACTGCGATATTTATCTTCGGAATACCACAACAAACCAATAACACAACTGCTATCGGATGAGAATGCTGACGATAAACAAGATGAAATGTTTCAAGACACAAACGAATCAAGAAAAACAGTTAGAAAGGGTCATTTCTACTTATTTGAATACAAGGCATCAACAAAATGGTTGAAATGGTATGATACCTATCCTCTAGTATATGTGGTAGATAGATCCGAAGATCACTTCATAGGGTGTAATTTTCATTACATCAACCCAAAATTCAGACTAAAGATAATAGAGAATCTAATAGCAAATGATACACTTGTCGTTCCCAAGGGTTCCTTCCATAAATACCTA